TTCTGTGGGTCTTGGGCCGTACATGAACAAGCAGAACCAGGAACTGCACAAGTTCATGGTCAGCAACCGTGAGCAGTTCAATGGAATCAAAGCTGATTACATCAATGCTCTCTTGAACAACAACACTCAGCGGGCGAATGCTGTGGCTCAGAACTTCGAACGAAAGTTTGGAATGCCTCTGACCGTAACTCAACAGCAGATCGACCGAGCTATCCAAGTTCGAGAAGTCCCACTTCGCGAGCGAATGTATGAACGACTCAACCCTCAGATAAGGCAGCAGTACCGACCGATATTGGAGCGTGCCGGTGGAACTATGCCTGGCGAACTCGATCGATCTACCGCTGAGAAGTCTAGAGCAACCCCATCTGTCTTCGACAACTACAGTGCGACAGAAGGGTTTTAATTAAAACTAGACGGGGCCACCAAGGGTGCCTGTGGTTACCCGTCCCGGACCGGCACCTATCCTTTAACTCGCTAAAAGCCATGACCCCGAAATCGCCCGTATTGAATCAGTATCCGGGGTCATCACGCTCCCACCCCCATGTCTGGGGCCATGACCCCGGAAGCAGAAACGGGGACTAGGTGCGTCTATCCAGGCAGGCTGTAACTTAATCAGCCCCAGTCTGGTTACGCGCTGCCTAGCCCCCGGCTGATTTAAGACTCGAAACGAGACACTGGTGAAGCTTGATCTTGGGGCACATACTTAACCCCAGTGATGTTGTTCATCCCATCCTTGATTGCCTGCTCAGGGTTGGCATCGGGATGTCGAGTGATGAACATGAGCCAGTAGAACCGATCAGTCCAAGGCAGGCAGAGCCATTGTCTGTGCCAGCCGTGGACCGATGAGTGGCTCTTCAAGCCAAGGTACTCGGCGATACCTGGATAGGTCAGCTCGGGATACAACTCCTTGACTAGGCCCAACCAGATCACCTTGCTGAAGACATCAAGCTTTGATTTCCCCAACTGAGGGGGATACCCAATCTTCTCATTGATGAATGGAAGAAGCTTGTACTTCGACTCAAGCTGTCGCGAACTGGTCTGCGATTTTGAGCGTCGCGTTCCAGAGCTTGTTGGTCTTGTCTTCCCCTGCTCCGAAGAGCTTGGAACTGAGGTTACGGTCTGGCGAGGTGCTGTACGACTCTTGCTCGTCTTCAGTGATGGCATTGAATCCGGTCCAAACAGTAGGGGCAAGTCGATCGCGATCACAGTGGTATGTAAGAAGGCCACACTTGTTGCGTGCCCAATCATTCCTGATGACTTCGCGAGTGGTGATTTCATCCTTCGTGAACCCACGCTTGTCGACGGGACCGTTCAGCACTTGCCACATCTGCTTGAAGTAGCGATTTGTATCTTCACCGCGAAGAGGCTTGGCGTTGAGTTGCCGGCACTGATTCTGGAACACAGGCACACCCTTGCTGTAAAGCTTGAGTGCCTTGCGGGCCTGATCCACATTGGCCAGTAGGTTCTTGGTGTGCTTGAGACGGAAGATGTTCTTGCCTCCACTCTCGAGAGCCCAGGTGAGAGTGTTGTTGCACACCACACGGATGGAGGTGGGTCGGGCAGAGAACGACAAGGAGCCATCATGACTGTTCGACAACAGGATGTACGGGACAACTTCATCTCGATCATCGGCCATGTTGAACGACTCGCTCTTCAGCAGGTAGAAGATACGACGGCCTCCGAAGAGACTGCCGGCACTCTCGACCTTGACGATGTCGTCTTCTGCTGCCAGAGCAGACGCGAAGTCGGACAGCATCTCATTCTGAATGGCCGAGTAGTTCTTGCTGACGCAACCAAGAACTTCGTTGTTGTCCTCACGAACGACCAGCTTCCAGTCTCTGGTGTGGACGGGAACATCTTCTGTTGTCCCCCCCACTCCGTTGGTGAAGCCCACCTTCCAGTTGAGTCCTGCGAGTTCCAGGGCTTGGGCCGGGGTGGGGGCGTCTTCGACAACAGTGCCGAGGCCGTGCCATGCTCGTGTCTTGTGAAGTACGAGCCCGTCGGTTTCAGTGATTCCGTGTGCCATCAGCAGAGATCCTCCGTAAGGGTGGGAAAGTTCTGTCGTTCCTTGAGAACGACCTGCTTGTTCTCTTCCAGTGCTTCCTTCAAGCAATTCATTTCCTGCTCCATGCAGGACTTATCTGTCTCGAGATCAGCGACTTGCTCGATGAGGTCAGCGTTCTTTTGCAGGTAGTCGTTGCTGTCTTCAAGCAGATCGGACACAAGCTCTGAAGTTTTCGATTGAAGGTCGTACATCATGTAGTCGCTGCCCAAACGGTGATACGTCAGCAGATACTGAATGATTCGGTACGAGTAGGGATCGCTCTTTCGAAGATCCTGCATGAGGTTATCTTCGAGATGCTTTACCAATGGGTAGTGAGAGAGTGCTGAGAGTTGCATCTGATTCCTTTCAATCGAGAGAGATGCCGCCTGATCGAAACAGGCTGGGTTCGGGGGGTGACTGTGGTTCAACGGGGACAACGACGATGTGTTCTTTGCCTCGAGAGCGGTACGAGCCATTCAGATAAACATCTGAACTTCTTACGTCAGCTTTGACAGGCGTTTTGAAATGCAACATCGCGTATCCACTTGTGGAACAGTCCACGAGTGTGCCGATCTTGCAACACGCCCAGTTCTGCGTGTCTTTGTCCATGTAAATGAAGAGCAGATTGCCGTCTTCATCTGTCTCAATCTTGTCCTTTGGAAATTTCATAGCTGTATCCAAACTTGCCAGTGTTGGGGGGTGCAACGCAACGCACATGGGAGACGACCTGGAAGAAGGCGATTAAAGAATTGAGATCCTTCACCGTGGGGGTCGCCCATGTGTTCAATGAGTTCTTTCATGTGGGGGTGCTGAACTCGAAAGTCCAGGAACTTAAAACAGGAGTCGGCCCACCGAGTGGATAATTTGAGGGGCTCCGACAACCCCTGAAAGTCACACTCGGTAGGCTCCGACTCCCTTAAGAGCAGCTCGTGGGTATCCCAATCAGCGGTTGATTGAAACAGCATCCATGAGCCGCAGAGCCACCACCTAGTCCCACCGAGGTGTGGCTCTCGAACCAAACAGAGGAATCCCATAAGGGAGGTGAATCCTTTGTTTGGCGAGATCTCGAGTTCATCAATCGCAGGCGTTGGAATTCGTCCAAGGCCCGTCGAGATACGAACGCGAACGGGTTGGCCTGGCCCTTCAGCAATTTTTACAGGGCCAAGGTTGGCCCATGTGGGAATGCTGATAGCCATTAAACACTACCTCCCTCGTGAAGAAGGAGGTAGCGCGGAGGAGGAGAAAGAGATGAAGTGCTTGGGGTGCGTGATAGGCAACCCCAAGCACGGAAGTGGGGGGGAAAGTCTCTAAGGTAAGGATTCAACCTTCCCATGATGAACCTCAAACACCGAGCAGAGAATTCACGTATTCGGTGTGGTACGTCTTGCCCGAGGTCGGATTGGTGTAGGAGCTGCACTTGACCTTGGCGAGAATCGACTCGGTCTGAAGCCTGCTCTCGACTTCTGAAACAGCAGCGGAAACGTCAGGGATATCGCTCATGTCGAGCATCACGCAGAGGTGGCCCTTGAGACGCTTGAGCGTGCGCTCGAGCTGCTTCTGTGCCTTCTCCGAGGAGTAGGCAGATGCTCCACCAGCCGGGAGGATGAAGGGAGAACCATCAAAAGATCGAGGGTTGTCAGGCGAACCGGGATCATCCAGAAGCGTGTAGTTGAACTTCACGAGGATGCCGTCGTGTTCCTTCGGCTCGTTGTCGATCCACTCCTTGGCGGTGCATTCGCCAAGGTAGATCCCGTTGATGGTGCAGTCGTACATGCCCTCATCGGGGAACCACGAGTTGTACCCGCCGTCGGTATCGGCAGAGAGAGTCTTCATCTCGGAGTTGAAAGCAGAGAGGGCGGCGTTGTTGATACTCATTTCAAGATTCCTTGTTGGCGTCGTTGAACGCGGTTTCAAAAGCGGACCAGGGGGATTTACCGTCGAGGGGAATATCACTCATTCGATTGACGGTTCGAGTACGAATGAGTCCTGCAAACCGAGGATCACTGAACGCGATCTTCCGCTTGTAGGCAGTAAGCGTGTCGTGAACGGTCTGCTCTTTCGTGGTGCCGTTGGACAACTTGATGGTCTTGGTTCGTGGGACCATCTCAGTTACAACGTCGCAACAGATCGGAGCGATCATCTCGACAGCGGGAGTAAGTCTGCGGTTCATCCCCTGCGAGAGGTTGAGGATGAGTTCCGTTTGCTTGGTGGAAGAGTCCTCGCTGATCTGCACGAACTCCTTCGACAGGTGTGCGATGAACCACACGCCGTAACCTGCCTGGCGAAGATCGAAAGCGATCTGAAGGATCTCTTCAAAAAGTTTGTCGTAAGCGGCAGGCCCGTGCAGTTGTGAGAACTGGGCTTTGCCCATCTGCTTTGCAACCCATGGTTTGAGCATGCGGCTCATCGGAGTGATGGTGTCGAAGACCACGCACTTGGGTCGAGGCTGATCAGCAGAAGCCATTTGAATCAGCTGCTTCTTCTTCTCGAGTACGTCTTCCCATTGCAGCTTGATCAATGCTCCATTCACATCGATGGGTCTGCCTTCGGCATTCACGCCGGGCCAGATGGTCGCAGCACAAGTGGGGATCACCGTGCTGGAGAGATCAAGATTGAAGATGAACGCATCGGGATTGCTTTGGAAGAGGTAGCTCTTCCCCGTGTTCTGTTCGCCCACGACCATTCCAAACATGGAATTGAGTGGGTACTGCATTCGCTGCCCTGAAAAACCGAGTGTTTTAAAACCCATGGGTTCTCCCTGAAAGGTTGTATGAGTCATTGCGACATCTGGTTGAATGCGTCCATACGCATTGCTGAGGCTGGAGTGGGGGGGAAGTCATCAGCAAGTTCATCCTGCTGCTCTTCCAAGTCGTCATCCTGAGGGACCGCTGGGGGCTGCCCGGCGGGCCGGGCCCCTGCGGGCCATTCGATCACGACCTTCTTTGTGAACTTCACTTCGAGGAGATCGATCCACTCCTGGAACTTCGCAGCGGAGATCGACTCTTCGTAGGTGGAGTTAAACTTCTTGCGAAGCTCGGGCACGCTCTTGATCTCTTCCTTGCTGCAAATCAGTTGGAGCTTCGGAAGGATCACTTGGAACGCGATTTCCTTATTGATCTCATTCATCTTCTTGTTCCATTGCTGTGATTAAAACCGTATCCCGAGACACGCCGTACTGAAGGGCGACCTCCTCAAGGGTGAGGGGAGTCGTGGAGTCCACAGCGGTGCAGCAGTCCAGGATGAAACAGTCAGAGTTCAATCAGTAAATTCCGATTCCGGTTCCCGTATCACATCGAACTCGATGTCTTCGGGGATGGGTTCGTCTCGACGACGGACCACAAAGCCTTCCTGCTGAATCAGGCCTGGCCACTCTCCGACCGGGGAGAGCATGAAGGGTGAATATGTACACAAATCCGCTCGAGTGAACGGTGAGTCAGACATCGGGAAGTTGGAGGGGTGGGCCTCGAGGTCCGATGCGTATCGCTGAATCAGCCGTACACGACTACGGTATCGCATTTGGATACCCTCGTCAAGGACCAGTGAAGCCGAAGTGAAGGAAATGCCTACGGGTGGAGACTCTTCCCACTCTGCTGCTTTGTCGATGTAGTCCCCAGTCGCGTGGTACCAGTCAGCACACCGCTGAATGTAGTTGTCTAGGCGAGGCTCACCTTCGTAGTTCTTCACCATCCGAGGCTGGCCCTTGCGAGGCCCGCTCTTGAGTGGTGAGGTATCGATGGTGAATTCCCGATCCTTCAGGCCGAACTCAATGCTTGGCTTTCGAATGATCAGGTGCATCATTCCCCCCAGCTTGCAATCGCTGGGCAGATTGAATGCCCGCTGGAGATCTCCTGTCTCGAGCAACGCTTGGACGCTGAACATGTAATGCTCAGTTTGGAAGTCGATGGGAATTCCCATCGCTCTCTTCTTCGGGTCCATGGCTGTCGTCTTAAGATCGAGAATCCATACCGAGTTCTGCCCCTTGTGGTAGAGCAGAAGGTCAGGTTGAGTGACACACTTGATTGGCTTTGAACGGTTGTTGGTCTTGATCGATGTGACCAGGCGATACTCCGTGCCCATGCGGTGCCAGTGAGGAGAGAGCAGGAACTCTTCGAATGACTGGCCTTGATAGCACTCGACCGTCTTCGCTGCTTCGTACCAACCTAGTGAGCAGCTGAAGTCCTTCTCCTCTCGAGTCATGACCTTGGCCCGACCTTCGCTTTGAATCCCCAGGTCTTTACACGTTTCAGTCAACTCCTCCATCCTCTTGCCGAGGTGGTGATCCATCAGAGAGTTGAGTCGGGCCTGCGGTAGATCAAAGTGCTGGAACCTGAGGTGCATCCATGTACCACGGTTCAAGGCAGGGGAGTGAGAGAGTGCCGGCACGACACCTAAACGCCTTGCCATGTAGTACGTGAACGGATCACTCATGCACAATCGATAATCACTAGAACGGACAGGCGGACTGATCGGGAGAATCTGATGTGCCCTGAGAAAGTCCGCGGCGTCTTTCCCCATAGTGGCAGGGGGCTTCAGGGATGGGAGAGCCGGTGGCATCGGAGATTCCTTTCACGAGCATGTGCAGATCTTGCGCAACGAATGCAGCACGGTTTGAGATTTCGATCATGGCTTCGACGTGACCGAGCAGCTCAGGGATGAGGGCGTCGGGATCCAGGTTCATCGCTGCGTGCATTGCAGGATCAGGATCGTCGTCACGAACGTGGTCAAGAGCATTCATCTTGTCAAGCATGCAGGACTCCGGTGGGAAAGAAGGTGGGGGGGGAATGAATACACTATACCAAGGGAGAGCATGGACGCGAAAGGCCCGCCCTACGCGAAGCGGGGGCGGGCCTGGAGCGTTTGATCGAACGCTTTTCTCAGTCGATCTTGCTCTTCAACTTGCTCACGGGGAAGACGCATCCTCCGATGTAGCCAACAACGCAGGTGAGTCCTGCAAACCAGATGCTTCCGAGGAGAGATTCGATTGAGGCGAGGTGCAGCATGTTTGATTCCTTATCTGATGCACGAGGAGATGCAGGTACTCGCTTGCTTGCATGATCCAAAGATCGGTACCTGGCAGAGGGTCGCTCATCTGAGCGAAACGAATAATCTGTTTAAGTTCTTGCTCGTCGAGCTTTTTCATACGCCTTGTCAAACTCCTGATCACTGGCTCTTCTCGCTGCGAAGTACTCACGAATGTCAGCGGGATCAGAATCCGATAGAACATCTACAGCGAGAGATGCGTCTCGCCGTTTGGCTCTTGGTATCCATCCAAAGATGGTTCGGATCAGTGGGCCAATCCCCGTGTACCAGAGGATCAGAAGAACAACGACTGAGATGAGGGCGATTGCCAAGTATTCAAGGAGATAAATCCACTCGGGTACTTTGTCTTCCACGCCGGTCAGGTGTGTGTGGATCTGTTGGGTTGTCGCAATGATCCGCTGCTGCTCCTGTATCCCCCCCACTGCGGTGTCGTTGTGGGGGGGTGGGGCTGCGGCGGCGATGGCCTCGAAGCGTTCAAGGCTTGACGTTGCGTCTCGTTGTATCTGATTGCTGCTCTTCGAGATGCGTTCGGTACTTGTGCAACCAACGCAGATAACGATAAGCAGCGATGAGAGTAAGCATTTCATTGTTCAAGGCGAGCGAGTCGAACGAGAATGTCCTGCAACATTCGATCGTGTTCCCCGTCCTTGGCCTGCGAAAGGACCTGAGCCTTGACCAGGTCGGAGCTGATGGCACGCAGCTCGGACACATCGCTCTCGAGAGAGTTCAATACTTCTTCTCGCGTGCCGAAGGTAAAGAAGATTCCGCCTACGCCAATGACCAGCACCACGAGCTGGAGGATGCCGGTCACGTTTGAGATCTTTAGGGATTCACTACTCATCAGAATCTTCTTCCTCTACGACGGGTTCAGGGTCGTCGTAGTTTTCGTATGCGTAATCAATCAATGCACTGCATGTGTGTGCGTTTCCGTATGGAACGAGGAAAGTTTGCGTCTTGTTCTTCTTCACCTTGCTGTAGATGATCACTACTGCGTCGGCACCTTCTTCTTCAATGAACGATCCCACCATTGCACGAATGTGGTTCAATCCTTGATTCGCCATCACATCACCTCGAGGTAGGGGGTTCCATCAATTACAACACCGCAGGAAATGATGCTCTTGCTTGGGCTTCGAGAGGCATACCTCAAGGCCGGATGGTCCTGGTCAATTCCAGACCCAACGCACATTCCAAAGAATCGAAAATTGTTGGGCCTTTGCACCCATTGAATTGCTGCAACAGAATGAATATGACCCATGCAAATTGATTGGTTGTGGGCCAGGGCAGCGTTGACGTGGGGGTACTTACCCGAGAAGCCCTCACCGTGGAAGTATCGGACCGAGTCGATATCGACTGTGTGCACCCACTTCCAGGTGGGGGTCTTCCATGCGTCGTTGTAGTTCTTGATCAGGCCGTCCGGGATTCCAACTGATCGCGCTTGTCGGACGGACCGTTCGTCATGGTTTCCGATGACGACTGTTGAATCCTTGAAGTTCTGATGCCACCACTTCACTCGCTGAAGTGTTTGCTTGTACTCGCTCTCTGAGTCAGGAGCATCGTGAGTGGGATCCCATCGCCCCCACCTGTGCCCATCAACGATGTCGCCGATGAACACGGTGCGGTTGGTTTTCCACTTGGATCGGATCTTGCACACATGCTTGCGGTACTGGTCAAGATCCGCAGGACAGTGGAGATCCCCGATGACGAGGACTCGTGCCATCAGGCAGGATCTCGGACCCACTCACATACTGTGATTACACCCGTTCCCCCCGCAGTGAATTTAATGTACGGATATTGGGGAAGAATTCTAGGGTCTCCGTTTGCAGTCAAGACACCTTTGTTGGCACCAGTATGATCTAGAAATGTGCCGTAAGTTGCGTTGTCTAGGCTCGAAGTAAGCACTCCTGCGATATCGGTTTCAAAACAAAACCACTGAGAGTCTCCCGCGAGGTTTACTACAAAGGTTTCTCCATTTGCGAGAGTGCCGCTTTTATGTGTCATCCATGCCATGGGTCAATGCTCCGTTGATCAAGAGTCGAGCCACCCATTCCCCCATCGCACGCCGTGATGCGACTGTCGTTGAGGGGAGTAGCAGCAAAGGTACCCCTCTTTCCAGGAGTATCCTTTGGATAGCATCCAACGCAAGAAACGGTTTCGGCACATTGGAAACAGGTTTCTGGAGGTCTAAAGGGGATCCCTCGAGCATCAGGTAGGGGTGCTTGGCCTGGGCCTTGAGCCTGTCTATCTGTGAAATGAAACGCCGACGACCGTCTCGGGTGAGGCAGTTGCCGGCAATCTCTCGAAGGCCACCTTTTCTCTCAATGAGAACCTGGTCTTCGTGCCCTTGCAGAACGTAGTCCCCAGTGGTGAGAGTGGAATCCACCACCTCGAGGCGTACTGAAAGGCTGGCTTTAGATGTGGGGGGGAGCTGATCGTTGAGACAAGGCAGCGTGGCAGGAAAGGCTAGGGGTTTCTTTTCCCGTGTGTCCCGGAGGATTACCCAGCTACGCTTCAAACTCTCCGTACCTATCCTTGGTCTTGTTCATCACCGGATCTTCCTTGATCCGATTCAGCACCCGTGTGATGGCCTGAGTCTCTCGGCCCATGTATTTAGAGATCTTCTTGAGACTCCAACCAGCATGGTTCAATCGGCAGATAGAGTTCTCATCATCTGATTGAGGATGAACCATTGGATTAGTTGAGACAGAGGCTCGCTCAGCAACTGCATACACCCGCTTGGGTGTGATCTTTACCTGCTTGCAGACTTCTTGAACAGAGTAGCCTTGCTTAAGAAGAGAAACAATTTTCTTATGCCGCTCCTTCGTGGCAGGATCTGGCTTGTATTGATTGCTCATGGGGGGGCTCCGAGGGGGATCTTGTCGCAAGAACCTCAACATCAAATTCAAGAGGAATTAGAGGTGAATCGTAGTGCTTCGTCAGGAGCCCCCAATAACCGGAAGGGCTGCACACTTTTTCAATTGCGATCTTGAAGATGTCCCTCATCATACCCCCCATTTTGGGTGGTGTGTCAATGTACACCGCATCGAATACTTGAAGAAACAAGCGGGGGCGTTCAGAAATGTACGTCGGAAACTGACGGTTTAGCTCTGTCTGTAAGTGAAACTGGATCTGCATCATCAGATTTGATGCAGTCGTTTGGATTGGGAAGTTCACAATCTCGGATCTCTCCTTGGCAATATCGGAGAAGTAACGAGACTGACCGGTCAACGGGAGTTCAATTCGGTGTCGGGCTTTAGCGGTCCAGATCATTTCTTTCTGCCACGCTGTAAGCACCGGTCGAATCTTATTCCGAGTGTTTACTACTTCCTTAAACACGTCGATGGGCAGATCGATATCTCCATTGCTCTGGGCATACACCTGTTCTCGCATGGTGTTGGCTGAGGACAGGAAGAGATCAGCAAAGTTCATCATCTTCCCGACCTGCCTTCGACGCTTCTTCTCTTCGGGTACCTGGTCGTAGTCAGGCCACAGTGATCGAGCACGGGTTGCGTGCAGATCTTCTCCGTTGATGTAAGCGTTGCGAATCGAGGGCTCGCCCGATACCAGGGCTGAAACCCTAAGTTCAATCTGGCTCAAGTCGATGCCTACGATGGAACCCCCCTCGAATCGGGAGGCCATGCACTCTTTGATGTGGGGGGGAAAGGTCTGAGCAGATGGATCTTTACAAGTGATCCGACCTTGAATAGTCCCCCCCTCGGAACCTTCATCATTCTTTACCCGACTTGGGGTGATGAACCATGAAGGGTAGGCAGCAGCATCAGCAACAGCGGGGGATCTCTTTATCGAGAATCTCTTCCGAAGCTTCAGTGGTGTACTGCTTTGATTGTTCTTGAGCGCCTGCTCGATACAGCACTTCTTTGATTGTAGTGGCGTGGATTGCACGAAGGGTATCGAGATCGAGGTCTTTGGGGACGATGTCTTTGAGAACAGCGTAGAAGACTCCGGCATCAATCTTGATGGAGTCTCCGTCTTGTTCAATGAAATGACTTCCTTCTGGTCGTCGACAGAAGCAAACAGTGTTCGGGATGAATCCAGTGTTGGCCATGGAATTATGCTCGACTTGAGATTTGTTGAATCATTCCGCTTGTGAAGAAGTAGCGGAAACACGTATGTAGAAAGCAGTTTCTGTGCGTCTTGAAACTGACTAAACCAGTGAAGCCCGTCCTTTACAAGGCTTTTCCCCGTCGGTGAATCCGGGAGGTACTGGCTGAGAATCACTCTGTTTTTCTTAGAGTGTGAGATCTTCTGTGTCTTAGGCGTCTTGTCCAGGAGATCGAGGATGTTCTCCTGACCAGCTCGTTCGATCAGCGTGACTGCGTCATTGAAGAACTCATTCTTGGATTGGGCAGAACCTTTGCCTGAAAGAATGAGTCCGCAATCTTCTGCTTTCGCTCGAGCAACTTCAAGTTTTTCTTCTAGTTCATCGTGCAGTTGTTCGAGTTCGATTGAGGAAAAAGGAATTCCCTCTTCGGTCATGCACAAGACAGAGTGAATCGCACCGCTGTAATGATTGATGCAGAACTCTGACAACTTGTCAGTGTTGGTGGGCATACGACGTGCAAGTTCGGCCAGCACGAGCAGCGTGTTGTGTGTGTCTTCTGCGTTGTACTTGGAGAGCTTGTCATCTGACACGCTGGCAAATCGATTCCCTTCTGCAAGGGACTCGTCGTAAGTGAACTGGCCCAGGAGAGGACCAAGTTTCTTCAAGCTGCGAGAAGAGGACAACTCATTCCAAAGGTAAGCAACCACAGTCGTATCGATGTACGTGTGCCTGCCGTCCAGAAGGAACTTGAAAGCGTTGTCGTAGGCCCTGAGGAAGAGCAAGTCGAACTGGATGTTCGATCCGATGATCGTGTCAGCATGCTTCAGCCAAAGAGCCAGGCATTCTCGGTGCATGCTCTTGTCCATCTCGAGAACGAAAGTCTCACCAGGCTTGAGTGCTTGGATAGATGCTCGGTCCCAGGTCTTGTTCTCTCGTGGGTCTGACTCGGCAACAGTGATGGCACAGGTCAGGATCAAATCTTTCTTTTCTACTGCTTGCCAATACTCGGACTTGCGAGGATGAAAGTACTTCTGCGAAGGGAGTTTCCGGCCATCTCGCCGATGCTTTGCGGCACCGTAGGTTTCAATGTCAAGCGAGATGATGGGAGCATCCACGTTCAGTTGTCCTTTCGGAAGTCATCAGCTTTCTGTGCCTGTGCATCTTCATAAGCTTCATCGAGAAGTTGCCTGCTATCGAAGCTCTCGTCTTGGGCAAACTCTTCTATGAGTTCCTGAAGGTAGTGAAGCACATCACTTTTCTTTTGAGTGAACTCGACATCGAGGATGTCAACTGCTGAGGGATGAACGTCTAGGTGTATGTCAACTGGGATCTCAATCTCAATTGACATGGTTCTTTCTACAGAGGTTTTCACCTTGGACTCCTTGGTGGGATGATCATTGGAAGCGATGGCGATGCGACGGCTCCCTGAAGATGCTGTCCAATAAGGTCAAGGTGTTCAGAGACAGCATACTTCAATCGTTGCGTTCGAAGCACAGCCGCAGGGTGATATGTCACAAAAAACTGAAGTGACTTGTTGTCGGAAATTGGCGGAAGAGGAAAGCCTTGCTTATCAAGTGCTCTCGATAAGGAGAAAGCTTTACCCATCAAGTGTTTGGTTGCAGCCTGTGCTGCGTGTGTTCCCAGGCAAAGGATGCTCCCCCCCACATTGTGCCAGTCGGAGATGTTTCTGATGTCTGACTGGGTATGCGGCCAGCACTTCTTGATGTGACTGTTCTTGAGGCCGGTGTCGCCTGGCGTGGTGCATCGCACTGCGTTGGTGAAGTACACCACATGCGTGTCGAGG